TTAAATAGTAATGTAAAGAAATCTCTAAAACGTTGAAAAGCCTTGATATTAAAGGGCGGATGAATGTTTTGGAGTTTTTTTTATATCGTATAATACCCGTTTTATTCCGTTGTTTTTGTGGCATTTGTGGTAAAATTTGTGGTATTTTCATCTGTTTTTAGTGTGAAAAAAGCATCTACTTTGGACTGATTATGTTGTCTTAAATTAGAGCTTAGATGACTATAGTATTTTAATGTTGTATTAATGTCATCATGACCAAGCCTATCAGCTACATAAATAATATCCATACCCGCTTCTACACATAAGCCTGTATGCGTATGTCGTAGCTTGTGTAATGTCACTGGTTCAGAATTGATTGTACTACATATCTTCTTCAAAGCTTTATTACAAGACGCGTTGTCTACTGGCTTATTGTGGTAAGTGATGAATAATAACATCAATGGATTCTTAATAGCATGTTCCTTCATATAATCAGTATGCCAATTTAAATACGAATGTAAATATTGAGCGGTAGAGTTATCAATATAGATCACTCGTGATTTTTTTGTTTTGGTATCAATGAATGTATTAGTGTACTTGTAATCCCAAGCTTTATTCACAGTTATTGAACGTTTAGTGAAATTAATATCCTTCTTTGTTAGTGCAATAATTTCTTCGAACCTCATGCCTGTCTGGACAGCTAGAAAGATAACTGCTCGTGATATAGAATGAAATTTTGCAAGTTCTTCTAATAGTAAATGAACTTTGTCTGTTTCCATAAATTGTGCTTTATTTTTCGCTACGTCCTGTCCGCTTATATGAGCCCCTATAGTGGGGTTTTTCTTCATGTAACCTAAATGAACAGCCTTGTTAAAAATCGCTCTAATTTTGCGGTGTCTGGTGTCTACAGTGGATATTGCATAGTCTACAGATAAATGATTAATAAATTGTTGATATTGAACCGCATCAATCGAATTAAGTTTAATTTTTTCATCGAAATAATCAACGAATTGATTATAAGCAAGATCGTATAAATTAATAGTAGATTGACTACTTTTCCCATCTTTAAATGTTTTCATGAATAGCGTATAAAATTCTTTGAAGTTCCATTCTTTCAGAGAACTACTATCATGCTGAACTTGTTTTAATAATTTAGATGCTTTATACATTAAGTTTGTTTCACTTGTATCTGTCAAACGCTTTTCTTTCCATTCACCATCGACTTTTATACGTAGGCGAACACAATATTTACCGTTTGCTAATTTTTTTATCTTCATTAATACCACCACCTGTTTATTTTTGGAACATATGTTCTTTTGAAGGGCGCAACAAATTATGGTAAAATAAATTTGCACGCTCCTACGCGTGTATTTAAGACGCTTATCCTGTGCGGGGAAGGGCGTTTTTTTGTTATCTATCTTTGTTAAAATTTTTGTTCATTTCAATTTCTGTCTCACCTACTTTTAAACCAGTTATTTTGACTCCATTTTTATTGTAAGAGTGACGAGCATTTAATATAGCTGAGTAGGCGCCCTCTGTGTAATGCATGTTTACATAAAGTGCATCTACTTTGCTTTTGTATTTGTCGATTACTTTATTAACTATTTCGTCAGATTGTTTTTTTGAGATTTTATCTTTTACAACAACCTCTAAGTGTTTACCTTGCGTTTCTTCATTTTCATTAATCTCATTGATATTATAGTTTTTTGTACTGACCAAATCATTAGTTTGTTCACTTTCCTTGTTACTTTCCTCTTTTTCGTTATAAGCTGAATTTCCACATGCTGTTAGGCCAAAACTAAAAACAATTAATAAACCTGCTAACAATAATAATTTTTTCATCCCAATTCTCCCTTTAGTATATTTTTATATAAACACAATAGTGTAAATATCTAACAAGCAATAATCTGTAAGCTACTTCTAAAAATAATTACATAGCCATTACATTCCACAGTATTTCCATATTTATTCTTATAGTATTCAATAGAATGTTTTAAAAAATCTTCTGTCACCTCTAAAAACTCAGCGACTTCATAGTATTCTGTAAATCCTTCATAATAAGCATCGATAATTTTTCGTAAAGGTATCAGTGATTCATAACCCCAATTCCTTGCTAATCTTTCTTGTTTTCTTTCATTAACTGTATTTTGATTAATAATATTCCCAACTGTCAATTTGTGATGTCCAACTTCCTCTGCTAGAGTACAACGCATTTCAACGTCATTTTGTCGAGGATTTACGAATATTCTACTATTATAATACAAACCTTTGTGAACTTCATTCATATTTTTGTCTTCAATGATAGTTAGCTCAGGATACTGCTCTCTGTATTTATCTAACCACATACACACATCTCATTTCTTATTTATATTTTTGTTGAATCAAGTCAATATATTCAAGAATTTTTTTCATATCTTCTTCTGTGGCAGCGGGATCAATGTGAGCTGCAAGTGTTGCCGCTTCATGAGGGATGTCATCCAAATAAGGATTATCAGTGCGCCCTAGCAGATAATCGGTAGAGACATTGAAGTAGTCAGCAACTTTTTGAAGTTTGTCCGTCGAAGGATTGTTTTGTTTCCACGAGTATATAGAATTTTTACCAAATCCAACATCAGATTCCAATTTTGAAACAGGAATGCCGCGTTTTTTACACAACTCTTTTACTCTGTCAAATGCTGTCATAGCAACCACCTAAGTAAGCACATGAAAAATAATTAAAGATTTTTGTAGAAAACTATTGACTTCTTTAGAAATCTTTAATATACTATGTTCATAAGCTAATTATTTAGCTAAACGAGTCAACAAATAAACCTATAAAATACTCGTTCCCCAACGATTAATGGCTTTTTATAAGGCTTGTTTAACTATGTTTATATTCTACAATAATCTTTAATATTTGTCAACAATATGCTAAATAATTAGCTAAAAAGATAGAAAGGAGCAAAAACATGTCAGTAGAACATCAGCGTTTTGCAGTAGCGGTTTACGCGAAACTAAAAGCAATTAATATGAAACAATCGGATTTAGCAAAGACATTGAATATTAGCAATCCGTATTTATCAGATATTATCAACGGCAGACGTGAAGCGTTGAAAGTGAGAAAAAACATCATCGAGATTTTAGCATTAGATATTGAATTAGAGAAAGGAGAATAAAAATGGCTCGTCCTGTAAAAAATAAACATAGACCTATCAATTTTTTATACGGAGTATGGACGTTAGAAGATTTTGCACAAGCTAGTCCAAGAACTTACGGTTGGTGGCTGGATAACATTAAAGACTTTCCAGAACTTGCTGAATTTAGCAATTGGGCTACAAAGAATCAACGTGAAGCGTGGGCATTTGATGCAGTGAAAGCTAACAATTGGTTAATTAAAAAATTTGTATATAAGGAGGTTTGAAGATGATTGATGAAGTCGAAGTATTACTTGCCGAAATACGAAAATACGATCCAGAATTTAGTCCTAAATCAACGGGCAAATACTTACTCACAGAGCTTCAATCTCGACACTTAGACTATCAAATGAAACACAAAAAGAGACCAAAATACAAGCATCGTTTTGCGAATTCAATTGTAAATCGATGGTAAAAGAAAAACCCACAGTGATGAATAGTAAGTTAGTGCTTACTAAAACCGTGAGTTACAAAATAATATTTAAGGTAATTATATCACAGAAATGGAGATATGAGAATGAAGAAATTTTTAAATGAACATGAAAGTAAGCTACTAGTATTTATGTTTTGTTTTCAAGTAGGTGCATTATTATCAGTCACATATATTATCGCTGAATGGATAAAAATATTTTTGAAATGAGGTTTTGCAATGAAGCTTTTACGATTTTTCGGACTAGTCAGTGTAGATGAAAACGGAAATGAATATATTGAAAAATCAGACAGAAATACATTAATTTGTTTAGCTTTGACAGTGTTAATTGCATTCGTTGCAGGAATCGGCGGATTGATATTAAATGGCTGAATTAATAATGATTGTTGCATTAATACTACTATTAATGCTGCTTGCAAGGAGTGATAGAGAATGAATGTAGAAAATCCGATGATAGTTGATGATTACTGGGATGATGGATTTCGACACTGAGGAGCGTTGATAGATGAATGTAGAAAATACAATCGATTTATGCAGATTAAAAGAAATGTTGTTATATCAAAAAGAAAAAACGCAAAGAAATTGATTTTCAGATTGAGATTTTAGAGCGATTGATAAATGAGACATCAAAGAAAGATAACAAAGAAACTCAAATATGGCTGAGCAAGGAGTTAAACACATGAAAACAATCGCAAATGAGTATCAAGAATACATCACAGAAAGAATAAGACTAGGTGACAACGGTATAAAGCTAACTGCTTATAGTTTTGAAAATGGCTATCAAGCGAGAGTGATAGAAAACCTTGACTCTAATTTTGTATCACTCGTACTTGTAAAGTCTCATGACGGAAAAAACTCTATAAAAGATATTTTGCTTGAATTAACGAACGAACAACTGATTGAAAAGCTAGAAGAGATAAAGAATTTATAAATTAAGAAGTTAGAAAGGATGTTTTTCTTGGGGAAATATTATTGGCATGTGTCAAGGCTTGGTGGGAAACCGACAGAAATTCGACACTATAAGCACATTACAAAAATGTATAAATTTATTTTGCGAAATCCTGCTATGTTCAAAGACAAAACTTTAACGATTTATGATCACGCAAAACCAGTTACAAACATGACGTTTAACGAAATTAAGTATAGAGCTAGTTTGAATTTATGTGAAACGGTAGAACGAAAGTATGTGTTAGGACTTAAGCAAAGGCTTACGGAGGAACAGAAGGAGGCTAGAAAGTGAAACGAATACTTAATTATCCGGGCAGTAAATGGAGTTTGGCAGATTTAATCATTGATAATATGCCGGAGCATAAAAGTTATTTAGAACCATTCTGCGGATCATGCGCAGTCTTTATGAACAAGCAAAAAGCTACTTTAGAGACGATAAACGATTTAGACAGTCGACTAGTTAATCTTTTTAAAGCAATGCGTGATAATCCAGAAAAACTGCAGTATTTAATTATGCACACGCTGTATTCTCGTGAAGAGTATATGCTTTCGCATGAAATATCAAGTGATTCATTAGAAGACGCTAGACGCATGGCTGTGAGGCTCTGGTTTGCTGTTGGTGGTAAGACCAATGCAAATGTTGGATTTAGAAAAAACGTGTCTTGGAATGGTCCTTACAACGCATATGAATGGAATGACATGTATAACCGAATTGGAATAGCTGCAGCAAGACTGAAAGACGCTCAAATCGAAAATGTAGATGCAATTAAACTGATTGAACAGCATAACGATAAAGATACACTGATATATTGTGACCCGCCATATATTCCGACATCGCTAGTAAGTCCACATTATCAGCACGATTTTAGTTTAGAACAACATAAAGAGTTACTCAAAGTGCTTAAAAATCATGAGGGCAAAGTAATGTTAAGCGGCTATGAATCAGAACTATATAAACAAGAGTTATCAGACTGGACAGCTCTTAAAACAATGACAAAAGTAGGCATTACATCAGAAAAGAAATCAGATAGGCAAGAAATTATTTGGTGCAATTTTGAGCCACCTATGCAATTAAATCTTTTTAAGGAGGAACAAGCATGAAATTTAGAAAAGGCGATAAAGTAGAGTTTATTTGGTCAGGTAAATTGAAACAAGGTGTTGTAACTGAAATAGAAGAAACTAAAAATGCTATATCCTACCAAATTAAATATAGTGGAGACATGGGCATGACTTGGCTGGATGAAAGGGATTTGATTGCGCCAGCTCAAGTTTTAAAAGTCCCGCAATTTGTTGCTGATTGGATTGAGCAGAGAGATGCAAAGGGTGACGATTTATACACCGCAATGGACAAAAGCTGGCAGAGCATGAACTATAAAGTAATCGACTGGCTAGAAGAGGGAGAAGACAGATACAACAAATTCGCACGCGCTTGGCTAGACGGCTACGAAGTCGAGAAGGAACCGCTTTATTATGTAAGATTGCCGCTTTCAACATGGAACGATGACGCAGCCGAATTAGAAGTGATTAATATGTATGTTTTGTTAAATATACAATCTGATGAAACAACTTTTACTGGATCAATTATCAATAAAAATAAGAAATGGAAAACCAAATTAACAGAAGCGGAAATTAAAGGCATGCCCGGAGGAGACATATATTGGCAGTTTGCTGTTCCTGTTGAGGAAGTGGAGGGTGAAGCATGACAGTAGCAGAATTAATCGAAGCACTGAATAGACACGACAAACACTTGCCTGTTTTCATAGGAACTTCACTTTTATGTGAGGTTGAAAAGGATTCGTTATGTAATGAGGTCATTGACGTGCCCGTGTTGTTTTTAAAAA